AAGCTGTGGACCAAGGCCAGGGTCAGACCAAGTAAAGTTTTTGCCAGACTGCTCAAGTGTCTTGAGGTTGACAGACAAAGCCTTGTAACCGGTAAAGGTACGAACCTTGCCAGCTAATGCTGAGATAGCAGCATCTTTAGCGCCACTAAGGTCAAGTAAGCCTAGCTTGCCAAGAACGGTAGGAATACCGCCTTGCAAGGTTTGCTTCTGAATACTGCCGTCTGGGTTAAGTTTAACTTCACCGTTTTCATCAACTACGCTGACAGTTTTTGGCAACAGCAAGTTACGTTCTTCGTTAATGCTTGTGCCTTGCTGGCGAATACGCTCAAGCCCCTTGTCAACCAAGGCGCGAGCAAATGTTTGAGTAGGAAGAATCAGGGTATTGCGAGGCAACGCATCTTGAGCTACAAGCTCAGATGAATACAAAGACTTGCCTAGCTCGCCAACAACTTCCTCTGGTGTAGAAGCCTTAGCCAAGCGGCTTGCTTCATAAGTGGTAAATTGGCTTGATGGGAACAGTCGTTGAATCTCGATAGGGTTATCGGTCTTTGCGATTGTATCTACTGCACGACGGAAAGATGTGTTAAGTGGGTTGGCGTAAGCGTCAAGAACCTGTGAGCTATTAAGTGCCTTGCCAGATGTGGAAACAATAAAGTTGTTAATTGAGCCTGATTGTGAAGCAATAGGCAAGGTAGCACGAATCTGTGCAGGTGCGCCATTGGCATCTAGGATTGTCTTGCCAGTATCATCAACGGCTGCGCCGACATACTTACCAGACTTGAGAGCATTGTTGATTGTGCCAGCTTTAGCCAAAGGATCTGCGTTAAAATCAAAGATGGCGTCAGTAACGCCAGAGATGGTCTGACCAAAGCCATGCTGAGTATCTTTCAGCGCGCTAAAGCCAGGTACATTAGAAATAAGATTAGCTACATCTCGCCCAGGAGACACCATGTAATTTGGGTCATTCGACTTGGCGATTGAATCTTTGAATGTAGGCATGAGGCGAGCAAGGTCTTTTTCGCCTGCTAATGCCGCGTCAGCTCCTAGAGCTGCGCCTGCTGGTCCACCAAGAAATCCACCGGCAACTCCGCCACCAACTACGCCAAGCGTAGCTAATACGCCTTGCCAAACACTATGGTCTGTATAAACGCTGTGGAGAAATTTGTAGTCTTTTTGAATTTCTTGCAAAGGCTTGTTAGCCCAATTCATAATCGTGCCGACGCCTGGCACTTTCTGCACAGTCTGGACTACGTTATTGAGAATGCCTTTAGCGTCGCCAAGAATTGTTCCCCAAACACTCTGGGAGTTGTAATTCTTTTGATGATCCGCAAGAGCTTGCGCGTATGGAGCAATGCTTTGCGTTGCGGCAACAGTATTAACAACATCAGGATTACCACTGGCAATGGCGTCAGCCATAACCTGTGGCGCCTTCTGCGCTACTTCTGGGTGTAGTCCTACTGCATTATTCGCAACATTAACATTGGCAGCCTGTGATGGCGCTGGCGTTGGAGTAGCGGCAGGAACTGGTGCGTTATCTGCCATAAATTAAATGCCTAACGTCGCGGCTAATTGCTTCAATGCTGGGGATGCGTCTGGATGTTGTGCCAATGCCTGAACGGTTTGCTTAGCAGATTGTCCACCTGCTGCGGCTGCACTGCCAGGGTTGATTCCTAGAATAGAAGGACCGAATCCTGGACCTGATGCAGCACCAGTTGTTACTGGTTCGTCAGGGCGTTGGGTAGGAGCAGTCAAAGGTGTAACTTGAGACTGCTGTGCTGGAGCTGATTGTGCGGCAGCTCCTGCAATGGTTGATGGAGACAATGGCTTGCCTGGGTTTGGCGTAGCACCCATAGGTGCTTGCGCTTGCAGGTTAACCAAATCCTGTCCATCACCATAAGACGGCATGCCTGAGACATACCGAATTGCTTGCTTTGATGCTGGTCCGCCATCGGTGCGTTGGCTTAAAGCCCCTGGGCCTGATGTCATAGCTGGCTTTTCTGCCTGTGGCATGACTATTCTCCCTCTTGTAAAGTCTCGATGGTGCGGGCTGCATACTCGTGGAACGATTCTTTATGATCCACGAAACTTGCTTGATGTTCTAGCATTTGCGTAAGAACATCGAAACCGCTTGCTATGTCAATTAAGATTGCTGCGGTTGTGTCAGCGAGCAGGGCAAGTACATCCCATTTGGTTACCCGCGTGGGCGGCATGCCCTGCTCTTGTGACATTTTTTTATTTCATTGGCTTTCCGGCAGTTGTGCCTGTGCCGCGTGTGCCTGAAGGTTGCTTGCTGAAGACGATGTTAGCTGCGCCAGGCTTAGCTGGTCCAGACTTCTTCTGAATTGCAGTCTTCTGTGTTGTCGCTTGTGACGAACCATGTCCGCCTTGGTTCTTTGGTGAAGGAACCTTTGTTGTGAGGTTTGCCTTTGTTGTTGCCATTGTTTATCTCCTATAGGGATGAGTTGTCTCGTCAGTAACGTTAGGCTGGCGAGCGTCTGGCTACATTCGCAGATAACTGCGGCTGGCCAGAAGATGAAAGTCCTGCAAGCAGGTTCTGTAGTGCAGACCCACCTTGCGGTGCGCCTTGCGGTGGCATTGCAGGAGATGCCCCAGAAGGAGCCTGTCCTGGGGCTTGTGCCTCACCAGCGGCTGCAACTTCTGGGGATGCTACTGGTTGGGCAAATGCCTCAACAACTAGGTCTTCGATATTGTCGCCAGCTTGACGACCCTTGATGACCGATGCCATTGCTGTAAGAATCTTTGTAGGGTCTTGACCCTGCGCTGCCATAGCTGGCAGAGCTTGTGCATAAGAAGCCATAGCTGACATGAGCGAATCTCTCAATTCCTCAACTTCAACCTTTTCTTCTTCTTGCGTTACGTTCATATCCCATGGCATCTGACGGCGAAGGAAATCGCGTGAGATAAGTTTATCACCACGAGCTTGCAAACCAAACACCAAAGCACGGTTTGGATCAAGTCCTGCCATCATGCCGTATGAAACATCTACCCAGTAATCACCAGAAATATCTTTGCTTGGTGTGTAGGTAATCTCGTAAGGTGCGCCGGATACAACGCCGCGCACTTCCTTCTCAACATTGCCGAATAGCTTCTCATCCATGAGGAAGCACAGGCGCATGACTTGACGGAATACTTCTGAGAAGACTGCCTGTGCTGTCTTGACCTGTGTATCGAATCCACCCATTAGGGCTTCAACGCCACGACCTGTAACGATAGAACCAGACTGCACACCCATACGACCTTGTGGGTAGCGTGAGCCAATGCGAAGCTCTTGATCTAGTGTGGCTGCCTCTTGGAAGATACCGGCAGGAATATCAAGACCGACACGACGAATCTTCTCTGGATTAGCAGAGCGAATAGTTGCGTCTGGGCCAATCTCAAGAACGTTAACGTCAGCAGGCAAAGCAAATGGAGCCTGTACAGATTTTTGTGCTGCTTCCAGCTGCAAGGTAGCAAAGCGAGCCTTGGCAACCTGTACCCACATGATGTCATCGAATTGTCCGCGTTGGTTCTCATCGGAGTCGATGCCAGGGCGGATAGCGATGACGACAGGCAATTCACCGATAAGGTTCTTTGCACGGTCAAGGACAAGGTTGCTACGCTCAGGAACAAACAGGATGACTTCATCCTTGTCTTGATAGCGAAAGACTTCTAGCATACGCTCTGAGTTGCGGTTCTCGTAAGGTCCGCGAATGACAGATTCATGCTCCGGGAATTCGTTGCATAGCTCGCGTACTGTCTTGTTGTAACGCTTGCTGTAGGACAACAACTTGCCGAATCGGTCATACTCTGGGTATGCAGCGATTGGGTTGTCAATGCGAATCATTGGGCGCTTGTTTTCCCAGTCAGGCTCAATGATGAAAGGAAGCATGCCGAAGGTTACATAACGGTCTGCGCCTGTATACATCAGCGTTTGGAGGCGGCATGTATCGCGGTAACCTGCGGCAATCATAGTGCGCTTATCGGCCTTCTTGCGCGCACGGTCTGAGACAGAATCCGTAGAGTCGCAGTTGAAGGCTGGGAGTGGAGCAATAACTTCTGCCACGTCGCGGGCAGCAATGTCAATAAAGTTAGCCACCATAGGCTTAGGAAATTCGTCTGGGAACATTCCTGGGTAGACCTGCTGAATGTCACCTTGGCGGATTGCTTGCAGATCTGTCCAGCGAGCATCACGTTGATGGTAATGGTCGCGGAGCTTGCGTATCTTTACGCTTAGCTCGTCGATGTCAAGACTCACAAGTAACCTCCGTTAGCAGCCATCTTCTGTTGAAGCTGGGCATATTCTTCCAAGTTAACAACCTTGCGGCGCGCTAAATCCATTGGTGTAGCAAATGGATTCTTCACGAATGTTCCGCCATAGGCGCCTGCCTGATTGATATAATCACGCATTTGTGTTTCAGCAAACCAGAGAGCCATTGGGCCGTCTTGCTTGTTCTTTGTTCCTGCCGACCAAGTGATAAGTTGTTCAATCAGGGCTTTGATATGTTCGTTGTCAGCTCGTGGCAATTCCAGAAGATTGTTCTTGAGGAACTTGCCTTGACTATCTACCGAGCCAAATAGCGGAGCCATAGAGGCGACGCCAAATTCTAAATCCATCTTATTGCCACCGGTATAGTGCTGGACAAGACGGATGCCTCGTGAGGCAAGGAACGAGTTGATTTGCTCGTCTTGGGTGAGGAATAGCTGGAAAGCATTCTTCTCAATGACCCAGACCTTTGGACTGTATTTCTCTGTCCATGAGCGAATCAAGTCACGAATAGCCTGCGGTGTCGGGGCGGGCATACGCGATGCCTCTAGCAAGTAACGCTTGCCTGTGGTTCTATCGCCAGCCATGATGACCGAAAAAGTATCGCCAGACATGGCAGGATCCATTGCAGCGACGATGTACTGACTGCTGAGATTCTCAGGATGTCCTGGTGCGCCAGGAATTAATGGGCCAATGCTACGCATTCCGCTGACGGAACCGCGTACACACTCAGGAGAGAAGATAGCAGTGGATTCAACATCTTGCTGCTGGTAAACCATCGCCCATGTCTTTGGGTCAATCAAGCCGCGACGGCGGCGTAGATGTTCGCCGGACCAACGTGGGTACAAACCGTTCTCGTCTGGCAAGGTATTGTCTGCATCCCATGGACGGTCAGACTTAGGCCAAAGGGTAACCCAATCCTTTGGGTCATCGGCAAATTCTAAAACTGCTGGCATGGCGAGATACGTCCATGGCGACTTGTTATCTGGGTAACGCTCAGGGTTACGCATCTCGCGGTATAGATCCATTGGGTCTACGCGAGTGCCGACAACCAAAATCTTTCCCGTTGGACCAACACGTGTCAAGACTTCCTGTTGAATCCAGCGAATCTGCTTTTCGTACTCGCCAGCGTTGGCAAGAGTCACGCAGTCGTCAAGGATGATTAGGTCAGCACGTGCGCCGTAAATCTGTCCGCCGATGCCGAGTGCCTGAAGCGTAGGGTCTTTTTCACCCGACTCGCGCTCAAGGTAAATGGCGTCTTGCGTCCACTTCTCAGCCGTGGCTTTGAAGCCTTCCACTGGAGCGTATCGTCTTTGAAGCTCTGCCCATTGGGGAGAGGTAAGCCGCTGCTTGACGGCATAAAGAAATTCCTTTGCCATCGACTGCGTCTTAGAGACAAGCTTAATTCGGACATTGGGATTGGTAACAATCCGATATGTCACATAGTCGATAGACACGGTCATGGACTTAGCATGTTCCGGTGGCATGTTAACCAAAACGTAATTTTTGAAGTTTGGCTCGTAGGTCATGTTGCCATGCAGCCAGGCGGGTTCGCCTTCCTCCAGCAGGGAGGTAATGTTACGTTGATGGTCGAAGGTCTTGCTGTTTAAATACTTGAGGCGGAATTCCTCAAAGCTGATATTGGCATCCTCGTCGGCGATAACGCCTTTTCGGCGCTTGATAACTCGCGCCAGATCAATCGCCTCTTTAAACTGAGGGTCGGATGCTCGGTAATACTCATAGGACTTGACGGACTTGCCGACTGCGCGGCAAGCGTCTTCGACGGTAACGCCGTCGTTGATTAGCTCAACGAGGCGTTTTTTTGCCTCAGGCGCGGACAAGCTAGCGCCTTCGACAAGGCGGTACTTCGATGCGTCTTTAATTGCCATTGGGTGAAACTCTCCTTTGGCATAAGTTTATAGGTATTCCACTGCAAAGCATTGCCTGTGGGCAATGTCGTGGATTGTTTAGGGGGCGCCGCCAGGCGCCGCCTGTCGTCTTGCCTATGGGTTAACGAGCAGGGCCATAAGCCCTGATCGGTTGTTCGTCTCATCGGCAACCTCGCTGTGAGGCTCGGCTGCGATGAAGCCGAACTAACGGAGCCGTATTTATTTTATCCCCTATATATACTAAGGCGGGATAAAACCGCTTTATCCCGCTTTGGAGGGGGTGATTTATGTCACACGCTCTAAAGTCAGTATTTTATACTGCTTATGGTTAAAAAATAGTTTGTGCGCCGTCTTAATATGTGAGACAAAATACCGGTATATGGATCTAATATTTAGAAAAAATATTTTGGTGGATAGTTAATACATATATCACTCGTAGTTAAAAACCCTCGGGTTGAGCGTGGCACGGCTCGGCTTTGCCGATTATTACCCTGACCCTGACCCGTCAGAACATCGCGTTAACACCAGCCTTTGCGGCTCGTTTCGGGGCGATATTGCACCGTTATAGAACCGTTTCGTGGGCAGAACGGACGGTTTCGGGGCGTTAAGCGGCGTGTGTGGGAGGAC